TCCGTGTACCCTAGCCCAACCATCTAAGATTTCATATACATAGAAAGTTTGACCTTGTGGGTAGGTGATATTCGTCTTATTCCATGAGTAGTTACCTTTGCCACCATGACGCTCGCAAATCGTTGCGCCTAATGCGTCTGCTTTTGCTTTGAAGTAACGTTTTCTACTCCACGTTAATTTTTCTGGTGGAATTTGTCCTACTGCTACTTTAGGTTTTGATTTCTTAGCAATCTTTTGTTGTTGTTGCGTTTGCCCTTTAGCTTTGACTGTTTCAACTGCTTTCGTTTTACCACCAGCAGGCGTAAGTTTTTCTGTGATGATTAGATCTTCCCGTCTTACCCAGTAATTTGCAGTTTCTGAATATACTCTAGCCCAACCTTCTCGAACTTCATATACATAGAACGGACTGAAATTCGCTTTGTAGAATAGCTTAGTTTTCTTCATATAACCATTCTTAACATCTTCACGAATAGTTACACCATTCTCACCAGCTTTAGCTTTGAAGTATGGCTCTTTAGACCATGTTAAGTTTTTAGGTAACTTTTCTTTGATGACTGGTGCTTGTGGTTTCTGAATATTAACTTTAGTAATCTTCTTAACATCGTAAGTTTCATTGATAAATGACGGTACGATGTAGTGAGTTGTGCCATAGAAGTTATCTACACGTAATTTAGCAGGTGTGTTATGATTACCATCAAAGTTTTGTTCTAAAACAGTCTGTGTATTTGTACCACCACTATTATCCCACACTAAGTAGATGTGGCCATATTCTTGATATATTCCAGTCGTACATACGCCTATTGCACCAACTGGAGGGATATAGCTAGGTGTATTCTTAACGATTTGCCAACCTTTAGGGAATACGTTTAAGATACTGTCTTTCGCATTACCCCACATTCTAATTGTGCCATCTGTAATGTGGTAAACGTATTGAACAGCTAAGTCCATACATTGCTCGCCATACATACCATCAAAGTCTACATACTTACCTTTCAAGCTATACATATAGTTGATGGCGTCTTGATATGATTTAGTTTTAGGTCTTGATTTAGTGTTCGTTACTTTCTTAGCATTATTACCAGCTTTCTTACCTTTGATAACTGGTACTTTCGTTTCATTCATATACTTAGCAACATATAAATCAAAGTTATGTGTATCTCGACCTAAACCACATGCTGCAAGTAAGTTGCCCGGATCTTGTTTATCGCCTTGTATATCTTGATGGCCTGGCATTTCATTTTTATAGTTAATATTCCAAAACTTAGTTAAATACGCCATAACTTTGGCAGTGTTCTCTAATGATTTAAGAGAACGTTTTTTATCTGTAAAGTAGCAACCTTCTACACCAAACGCTGCATAGTCTGCATCAGCACCATACCATGCGTTATCAATCGTAGTGTTTAACATAACGTGCCATGCACACTCTGTTACTGGAATACAAATAATTGCCTCTTTGTCGTCAACAAAGATATGAGCGCTTGCGACTTGTGACCAAGGGATGTTGTAAGTATTTCTATAATAGTTCACGTTCTGTTGAGCAGTCGAATTCACATTACCTGTGTCATGTATTACTGCAAATTTAGGTTTGCCATCTTTAGTGTGTAATCGTTCTCCGTTTCGTCGTGTGCCTATCGGTAATAGATCATATCTAACTGGAACGCCATTCCAATATTCTGTCATTTACATTCACTCCTAATCATTATTTGGTCTATGGTACGCTCTTGCTTGTGGACTATCTGTTAAACCTGTGCTTGTACCGTCAATGACCGAGAAATACATATTTACTAAGATTGTGCCGATTGCGATTGGGTTGGAAATTACTTGCATGATTGCATGTCCAACTGCATGCCATGAAGTTAATGCTTGCCAGTCAATACCTAGATAGACGAGTACAGGCAAGATTGCGCCTGCGATAAGTTGGATAATGCCTACCGAATGTGTCATTCTGATTTGCCAGTTAATACCTAGAAAATTCTTCATCTTCTCACTCCTATTTTTGTATTAAAAAAGACAACACTTAAAAGTGCTGTCCTAGGCTAAATATTCTTTTACTGCATATTCAATCGCTTGTGCGTATTCATACATAACAGCACGCCAACGATATCTGTCTTCTCTTACTTTTTTACTAAAATCATTATTACTAAAGAATGATTTACGTTGTTTGGTTGATAACTCAAGTTGAACACCTAAACCTGTTTTAGTCTTATTCGTGATGTTGTTAGGTTTAGCGCCACCTAAGTTAGTTGGTGCGTCTTGTACATCAAAACCACGATTAATTAGATTACATTTGATAAGTGTTTTTAGTTCTTCGTTGCTACCACCAATTAAAGTTCGAGCATACTCGTTATCAGCGTAACCATGAACAGAAATTGAGTAATCAATATTTCTCATTAAGTTAAGTAATTCTGGGTTGTCGTAACGAGTAGATGTAACATGCAATTTTACATTGTCACTTGGTAATTTACCTTTAAATGTGAAGTAGTTACAATCTAACTTTTGAGAAATGAGTAACGCGAGTTCAGATGAACCAGCTTCAATACCACCACCATGTGGTGCAAAACTAAGAATATTGCTTTTGTTTGTATTCATTTCAATTGACCAATCGTTTTCTTTACCTTGTAGTTCAATCATTGAACTATATAAGTCTGACACGATCATTCACTCCTTATTCAAAATAAAAAGCCGACCTAAAAAGGTCAGCTTGTGGTTATTCTTTAACTACGTCTTGGTACTCTTGTCCAGTTAATTCCTTAAATTCTTCTTTTGTAACGAAACCACGTTTTACAAATAAAGCGAATTGTTCTTCGTTATATAAACCCATTTTATAATATCTAATACCTATGTTACGCATTAATATCACTCTCCAAAACTTGTAATGTTAAACTAGCCATATCATTCTGTAAATTTACTACTGTATTTTGTGTTTTCATTAATTGTAATGTTAAATCTGCTATTAAAACATCTTTATCATCCGGTGTTTCTTCTACTTCAATTTTAGGCTGTTGTTCCAACCACTCTTCATATGATGTTCCTATCCATTTTTTGCCATCAAAATGGATAGGTTCATAAAGTCCTTCTGGTGGTGCAATATCAGTCCATTGTTCTTTTGGATATTCTAATTCTCCATCTTTATTCTCCATGACTAAAAACGGAGTTCCGTCATAAAAATAAATTTGTTTTGTTTCCATATCCTCCACTCTCCTATAATGTTATTGTTCCTTCGATAGAGCAAACACTTTTAGAATCTACTGTGCTATTAGGCTCAAAAGTTATTTTTAGTTCTCCAGAAGTAGTTATAGTTATATTATATATAGCTGATGTATTTATATACGAATTTATGTCTACTTTTGAATACTCTGAATAACCGCTTATTTTTCGTGATATGTTTGTTGGCAACTTTGCAAACACCATTGTTCTTGAAGTAATATTTTGCACTGCCCCTTTAAGAAACAATAAGTTAGTGTCATTTATAGAAACGAGTCTATAATTTGGTTGGTTTGCACTTCCAGCTTTTGTCGTTCCATTAATTAATGAAAGAGATTGCCAACCTGTGTCTGTATAAGAGATAGTAGCTCCATCTTTCCCCGGTAGACCTTGTGGACCACGTTCACCTTGTGGACCTTGCTCACCAGTATCACCTTTTGGCCCCATTGGTCCTGTTGGACCTGCTGGACCAATCTCGCCATCTATTCCGTTTGCTCCTTGTTCACCTTTTGACCCTTGTGGACCAGTATCGCCTTTGTCACCTTTTGGTCCTTTAAAACGTTCGATGTCCTTTAACAAAATTCGTTCAACGATATCATCTAGCATATCAACATGAACTTCTTTACCGATTGCTTTTGTGATACCACTATCGTTTACTTTGAAATAGAAATCCGCCACATGTGAACTATCATCAGTCGAATTACTACTATCAATTAAGAATAATTTTGCTTGTACACGTCCTACATGTCTTGTTACGTAATCGGACACGTTGTAACGTACATATCCTTCTTCTGCTTTCACTACTTCTAATTCCTCATTAGTAAAAATAGAGCTATCTTCAGCAATTAGATGCAATACTGGTTTGAATGTCGTTTGATTTAGATTTACTGGAATAAATTCTTTTTCTTCGCTAAAGATATTACGTTTTTTAATATGAATATCTAATACAGAAGTAGAGTTATCCATT